TACTTGGGGATAAATACTTGCAACGCCCTGTCCCGGGATTACATTTCTGGATTACAGCTACATGATAACTAAAACAATCCCATAACTGTAACTCTTCTAGTGGTAAGCTATCTTTTGGTTCTACAGGACTTGAGCAGAACGCAGATATAGGTAGCTTATCAAACAGAGCGCCAGAATTATATAGGTACGTTTCGAAATACAAAGCTCGGCCGGTAATCGACTTAGCAGTGACCCAAATACCTTTTTCAAATTCTCCATGACCTTTTTCATGGTCGTAAAGATACTCTTTTTTGACATAAACTTCAATAGGGGGAACATTAACAGTAAGAAAAGCCATTTCTATATTTATATACGAAATTTATACACATAAAAGCCATTTGTTGACTGTTTACTCTATACTACAGCCACAGTGAAAAGTTTTTTTGAAACTTATATAAAAATTTTACGTTTAAACTTAATACGATTTTTTTAAGAAAATTTTTTAGGAAATAGAAATAAAAAAAGAGAGGAATTAAATTCCTCTCTTAAAAATATTTATTAAGAAAAATAAATTATAATTTATTTATTTCTTCCTTAAAGAATTTCATATTAGAAATTATTTCTTCCTTATTAGGAAAATTTTTATTTTCTTTTATGAATTCTTCATTAAGAGAAATTACTTTTAGATAATCTACTTTTCTTTCCTTTTTTAATTCTTTCGAATTTAAAGTATAAGGAATTTTAAGAATAGAAGTATTATATTTAAAATCTTCACTATTCATTCCGTTATTAACGCTTTCTAGAATAGTAGTAGAAAATTTAAAATTTTCCATTCTTTCGAAAGATTTTCCTTTCTTACTATTTACTAGTAAGTGAAGTACTTTCTCTTCTTTACGTAGAATTAAGGAATGAAATTTAAATAATTTTCCTTTTCCTTTTTCTTCTACTTTAGAAGTTTTATTCATTTTCTTTTTCTCCTTTCTATCTTTAATATAAAGATAAGTATATTTATAATTAATATTTTAAAAAAAGTAAATACTTAATTTTAAAAAAATTAAGATAATAATTATATAAATTATTTCTTTCATAATTCTCCTTTCTTAATTCTTTATATTAAATTTTTTCTATTTCGAAAACATCGAAGAAATTAAAGATGTTCGAATATATATTATATTCTTGGATCAGGGAGGTACAGTCGTGTACATAGTACCTCTTACTATCTACTATGTACCTAGGTCAGTGATCAACGATCAACAGTCAACACTGATCAACGGTGATCAATCGATCAAGACTAAAAAAGGGGGCCGAAGCCCCCGAATTTAGATTATAATTTGTTAACTAAGGTTGTGAATTCCTTCACATTCTTTTCCATTTGAGGTGAAAGCTTGACTCCCTCAAATTCTTTAAGGAATGTAAGATATAATTCCTTGTGGTCTTTTTTAAGATACCTAGAAATTAGAACGTTAGGCTTTTTAAATTTTCCATTAGACATGGAATCATAAGCTATATCTATCGTTCTGTATCCCTGTTCGAAAGCTTCCTTGATAGTAGTAGCTTTCTGTGCTTTAGAGTAAATCGCATGAGATTTACTTCCTTGTTGCTTCGGGTTAACCAGTCTAAAAAGACAGATATCGTTTCCGATTTGGTTAACAGTTCTAGGTAGTTTAGTTTCGGTTTTTTTCATTTTTCTTTCTCTCTTTCTTTGTTGCTCTATTTTACTAAATTATCTAACAGAAGTAAACATCTTTATTATAAACATAACATATATAATATTGGTGGTACCTCGCTGTACAGACTTGTACCGAGATGCGCCGAGCTATGTTGTGGTTTGTTGACCCCTTACTCCTTACTCTTAGGTTTGTTTGATCAAGGGTCAAGGATCAACAGTCAACAACCGTCAGCCATCAACTACTATTGTGGGTTGCTGTAGGATGCTTTTAGGGAATCAAGGTATTGGGCTATGTCGTCATCACTCATAGTGTCAAGGTTTGTTGTCTTGATCTCTTTCTTATCAACAAGGTACCCTAACATTTGTGCTTTGAGTCGAGCGGCCTGAACGGCTGCACCGATTTGCCCTCTGTCTCTAGCTTCTTGGATCATGGCATCAATCGATTCGATCTCTTTGTCCATCGTATGAACTGTTTGTTGGTGTTGAAGAGAGCGTAAACGATCAAGGGCCTTTCTAATTTTATCCTTCTTTAGTAGGCGTGTCGCTTGAACGTGCGCTGCAGATTGTGCGTAACCGGCCTCTAAAGCCGCTTGTTTCTTACCTAAACCTTGAAATATGAATTCGACAAACTTCTTTTCCTTGTCTGATAAAATCTTACTTTCGGCACTTGTAAAATCAATAATATTATCGGGTCCTTTATCCATAGAATTATCTATAAACTAAAAGGCCCGATAAGTAAATACTAGGTTTTTATATTAATAAGGGTGGTCATCGTATGAACTAAAGATCGTGTTAGGAACGTTTAACCCTCCGGTTAAATCTAATTCTAATTCTTTGACTATATATTCTAATCCTGAATGTCCAGATAACTCTCTAGCTTCAGCTATTGCAGATTTAGAATCAGGGAATAAAACGAAATGCGATATCTTCTCTTTGTCCATATCGTATTCTACGAATCCACTGTCTTTATCTGCCCAGGCTAAAGTAGGAACTGTTATATATTTATGGACAGCATCTTCATTATTTAAGTCTTTATGACTAATAGAAGTATTGTCGGAATCGACATTAAATATTGCGTACACTTTCATCTTTCGACCTTTCTTTTTTAAAGTTTCTTTATTATAAATCTTAAAAAAGCATTTCTAAACAATTAAATTACTATCGACATTTTTCTTTGCTAAGTCTGCGTACCAGATAATCCATTCGGAAGGTTTAAGGCACGTCTTAAATCTAGCTGTAACAACTTCTATTCCGTCAAACAATTCTACTAAAGTCTGCGCAGTCATTGGGTTGTAGTAAAACTCAATGTTAGCATAGAAATCGCTAACATTATAATTAATCTTACAGTACTGTTCGAAGTCATCTTTCTCTGACGATTTCATTTCGTCATCGCCACTAATCATTAAAGTATTTACTTTATGTATGATACGTTTGAAATCACTCATTATTGTTTTCCTCTTCTACAGGAGCGAAACATGGGTACTCTCCCCAATTAGGTTTTAGTTCTGATAGATCGCATTTGAACGGGTAGTTATAACCAAAGCCTGGGATATCTTCTAACTTCTTGTCACTATAATCACTAGCTAATACACTAACCCAATACTTCTCTTGGATTTCTTTTAGCCTTTTAATGGATTCATTTATAATTGCCATATAGCGATATGCTTTCGCTCTATGTTGTACTTCCTCATAGTTCTGAGCAAGCATTTCTTGCATACTAAAGTTAATTTCTTTGTCTTGCCAAATCTTTTTTACGTCCATTTCTTTCTCCTTTTTGTTTTATTATAAACTATTAATCGTCAGATGAAACCTCTTTATTTTAATCTCTGACTTCACCAGTGTAGTGTTCTCTAGCACGTTCTTCACCATCTTTAAAACCTCTTCTGTAATCTTCAGATTCAGGCTCTTCAACAATCTCACTGTCTGGTATATATTTTCTGTCTCCTAATGCTCTACGTCTTTGTTTGAGTTCCATAAACTTGTTAGCATTATATTCTTTACGTTGATCTTCATTCATATCGCCCCACATAGTATCCATTTCATCTAGTGAATGTTTGAATGGATAGTTATCGCAGAAACCTGGTAATTCATTTATATCGTCCATACCATCGCATAGTTCCCATGAATTAACTAAACTCTGTAATCTAGATATAGCAAGATTAATCGTATCCATCTGTCTATATATCAGAATAGTATAAGCATTCTTAAAAGCCCTATCTTGTAGTTTGCTATCAGATTTAAAATAGCGAACTGTATCAATAAGGTCGTTCTCTAGTTTTTGATATTCGTCATGCATTTTCTTCTTTCTCCTTTTGTTTATTATAAATTATTTAACTACCCAATGAAACATCTTTAAATTCTTTCATGTAGTATCTGTCTTTCCATAGTCTGCTACCTTCAAGTGCTGGACATATAGTTTCTAACGTGTCATAGAATTCTCTTTTTCCTGACTCGAAATCTTTGCAAGGTATATCTACCGATATATTATAAAACCTTGTTTTATCGTTCACACTAGTTGGTTCGTATGGTATTTGTGCTCTACATCTAAGTATCATGTTCAGTCCTCCTTAAAGTTATTCTGTCGTACAGTTCCTTAACTGTAATTACTTCTTTTGTTTCTTCATTACGCATTTCAGTGTTTTCACAATTATCGCAAAACTCAACCCACATACTTCCTAGCATCATAGCTTTAGTACCACTATCGGGTCTACGAGTATCGCATATATTACAATGATCGGCCATCTACTTCGTCCTCCTTTTCCCATTGATTAATGAATTGTTGCATAACTTTAGCAGGCATATTTTTTATAGCCCACATGTATATATCGTCCATGCGACCTGTAAAATCGAACAGTTCAACACTTCCGTCTATACCTTTTAAAGCCAGTTTTTCTAGCTTGGTTTTTAACATTTCTTTTTTACTCATATCTAATAATAATCTTTATATTAAACAGAATAAACATCTTTCGAAGCAATCCACGCAGGAATCTTTCTACTCTTGTACTCTGCGAAATGTAGCTTTTCACCTATGTAATATCTTCGGTATGCAACGTGAGGGTCAGTGTCTTTATACTGATCTGGCATACACTGAGGAAACTCAGTCAAGTCAAGAACGTCACTATCAGGTGTTTTGAATTTACCAGTTAGCTTGAATGGACTCATACGACACGCAATATGAAGTTTAACCCAAGTCTTATGGGTTCTGTTATAGATCTCTTCATACAATTGGCATAGTCTTTCGAAGTGTTCGTAAAGCCACATATAGTTAGCATGACTAGTTCTAGCCCATACAGTACATGGGTGATTTACATATGCTGGTTCGTAATATTTGTATTTACCAAGATGTTCAGATTCTAAGACATGATGAGCTGTCGATAACATCTGGCCTGTCTCTAATATCATCTTCACGACATGCTTATCGCATAGCCATTCAGCTGACGTTTGAGCACATCGTGAAAGAGCAAAGATATTCATAAGACACCGTACTGTTTTAAGACTAACAGTAATAACAGTATAATTATGGTAGTTTGCTGATTTAATCTCATAACTTGTCTTTCAGCAGTTTAACTACGTCATCTAAGTTGTTTTTAAGTAATTCGACAATATTGTCGTCTAAGTATTCGCCGACCTTATCTTCGACCATAGTTTCTATATCTGCGTTGTTGATTTCTTCCTCAACCTTATCGCATACTATATCGTTGATAATATCTTCTACTGTATTTGCCATATAAGCCTCCTTTGGTTAGTTGATAGACAGGGGCCGGAATACGACCCCTATCAGAAAAAGAAAATGAATATAAAATAATACTAAGAATAATAAAAACAAAGTATACAACGATTATAAAGTGAATGTCGCTTTAGGGGTTTTACTTCCCATACCTTCTTTGTCTCTATCTTCTGTAGCGATAAAACCACGCTCTCTATCCCAATCGATATCAATAGTTCTACCACCTGCTTCGAGAAACTCACGAATGGTAATTCCATTCCTGTAGATCTCAAACATCTTGAAACCCTTAGAGCCTTCTCTCTTTGGGTTCTTCTCTACACATACTTGTATACGAGCATCTCTGTCGTACTTATATGTGCCCTGCTTTTCTCTAGGAGTAGGTACAACCTTACTCTTAGATTGTTTTGCGCCCT